CCTTTAGTTCCAGGTTTTCTCATTTTCTCACCTGAACCTGCAGCGATTCTTTTTTTCTTAGCATGAATGTTTGCGTATAATCCACGTTTTGCCATTATTTTACCTTCCTTCCTTTTTTGTAACCCATTCGTTTTGCAACTTGTGGTGCTACTTTTTTAAGTTTTCTTATTCCTTTGCCTTTTTTACCGGCAGGTATTGGTTTCTTCATTTTATTCTCCTTTATCTTTTAACTTTTTTTCCGCAAACTGCACAGACTCTAATATAAACATCTTCAACTTTTATAGCTATAAAAGTTTTGCAATTACAGAATAACTGTTTTATTTTTTTAATAATCGTTTTGATCATTATCTATTGATTTTGCCTTTTTTCTTCATTGCAGAACCAAACTTACCATAAGACTCATCTCTAGAAGCTTTTAATTGCTTCTTAGTTCTTTTCTTTTTGATTCTCATAGCAATAGATTCATCTTTTCTATCTTTGTAGCCTTGTTTCTTTTTCTTAACACGGCCACCTTTTTTGTACATAGCACCACCTTCCATGCCCATGTCTGATGGATAATAACCAGATCTCATATCTCGTCTCATCATTCCACCACCCATAGCTTTTACTCTACCTCTAGGTTCTGCTACTTGTTTATTAAATCTTGGATTTGCCATTATTTTTTTCCTCCTTTTTTCAGCGCTCTGCCGAAACCTTTTTTAGCAATTCCGCAACCTACACGACCACCTTTTTTATAATAGTCTTGTATTCCTGGCATAAATTCTTTTCTATTCATTCCCATGTTTGCAGAAAGATTGCCCGGCATTGATTGATCAGAATATGCTGCATTAGATGTCATTGCTTTTAATGCTTTAGCTCTAGGATTGTTGTATCTCGCTCCTCCGGCTGCTGGTGAAAATAAAAATTTACCAGTAGTTAATCCAGTTCCTTTGTTCCCCATAAGAGCTTTTGCACCAAGAGCAGCTGCTCCTGCTAATGCAGCTCCTTTAAGAAATTTCTTAATTCGACTTTTCTTTTTTTTCTTAGCCATATTTAACTCCTATTTTTTTCCATTTCTGAAAATTTGTGTTCCCTTTATACCATATATGCTCGCGACTACAAGTATCCATAAATTAGTGAACCATGACGGGAGCGCCGCGAAATGCTCGAAGAACACGTTTACCTTGTCCATAGCACTCGGATCGTCTGACCAAACTGCATATGCGAGCACCGCGATGGGCAACGTCAGTACCACCAAAACGGCTTCGTCCTTATAATCTGCTTGTCGGGCTTCTAAAAGTTTTCCCTGGTAAGCTTCCTCACCTTGGGCCATCTTAGTAGCATGCATTAATTGTGCATCTGACATAGCCATTTTCGTTCTCTGCTTGTTAGCGTATATTTTACTTCCAGCAGAAACGGCTAATTTAATTGCCGATAACCACATAAATTAATACCACTTAACAGAAGACTTTTTAGAAGCTAACATTCTTTTTTGGCCACCAACTTTGTTTACTGTTGGCTCACCTACAGGAATTTTAACTTCAACTTCTTGTGCATAACCATCCGCATTAACTGAAAGAGTGTTTTTAGCATCTGCTTTTGGTGTATCAGACACAACTTCTCCAACATAATTTGGATTGTTTTTTGTAAAGAATGTTTTTTGTTTTTTCATAGTTTTCTCCTATTAGTTTCTTATACTATCTTTTAGGACCTTTCAAGATCCTTACATCTGTTTGTTTCATCATGTCATTGACCATTTTTGCGTCAATTCCCATCTGTGTTTTTTCTAGCGATGTATCAGCTCTTAACTCAGCTAATTCTTCGTTTTGTTGCAGCTTTTCGTCAAACTGTTGCTGACCCATTAATTGTTTAGATTTATCTAAATTAATCTTTTCTTGGTCTTGCTCACGTTTGGCAGTGTCATCCATAGCTCTCAAATCAAGTTCTCTTGCTTTTAATTTAGCAATTGGGTCGCCATTATACTCACCCATAATTTTATTTTCTTCATTTTTAAATTCTTCAGTCATTTCCGCAATTAATTTAGCTTTTCTAGACTCTAAATTAATAGACATACTCATAATTTGCTGTTGATACTGCGGATCTTGTTGTAACATTGGGTTTTGTTGCGCCATTTGTTGCATTTGCATTAATTTTGCAATTTCTTCTCTAAATTCTACCTCTAATTGCTCTTGTGCCATCAAAGAAATGTGTTCAAAGATGTTTTTTTCTAATGCAGCCATTACAACCGGGCTATTTCTAGCAATATTAGTTGCCATAAAGTTTAAATGGGTCGTAATATGCGCTTGATGGTCCTGTCCTTTAAAAGCTTGGAACGGTTTGTTGCTCATTGCAAGAATATTTTCAGTTGCAGGGTCCATTGGAGTCGGTTGTTGTGGTGGTGGTAAAATTTTATCAATATTTTTTACACCAATTGCTGAATACATTGAGTGAAATGCTTCATATAAGTTGTGCATTTGCGGATTTGACATCGCAAGTTGTAATTCTGTTTGTGCTAAACTAATTCTTTGTGATTGAGAAAAAATATTTGGATCTGCAACAGGTATGATATCTACTTTTTCATCAAAATCTGCAACTTTTATATTTCTTTGACCGCCTACTACATCATATGGATATTCTTGTGGCAGGTAAGTTTTAAAAACACCAGCTAATAAATTAAATTCGCTTTTCATCGCCACATACAATCTTTTATGTATGGCTGACATGACTCTGGAACCACGTTCTAAGAGAGCTATGGTCGTTCCAACAGCTGCTTGTTGGTTGCCGTCTCCGACCTGCATGTCAGCGATGGCGGCAAACCGTTGCCCCGCCTGTACCACTATACCCATCAACTGTAATAAAGTTGGTGAAGGTTCTTTAAATGGTAGTGGCATAAATGCATCTTTTATACTTCCTCCAGGTGCATCTACATCTCTGAATTCTCCAGGTTGAATTGCTTGCGCTTCGTCTCTTACTCTTATTCCTCTTTGTTTAAATCCTGCTGGTAGATTACTTAATGTACCTGCATCTAACAATTGTCTTAGTGCAGTAGTTGCCGTTCTAGACAAACCACCGATCATATGAATTAAACCAAAACCATAAAAGCCCATTCCAGGTAAAAATTTAAAATGTACAAAGTAATCTATTTTAAGTTTTTGTGGATCTTCTGCTTGATAGTTTCTTCTAATTGATAATATTTCTCTGCTACCCATTTCAAGAGTCACAATGTACGGAAGTTTAATTCCTGTCATTTCTCCTGATGAGTCTTTGTCTTCAAAACCTTCTAAATCTAAGTCGGTATGAATTTCTAAAATAGTAAAGATGTCTTCGTCTTTAGTTTTCTTAACACCTTCTAATTCTCTTTCTTTTTTTTCTACTTCTGTTTCTTGATTGTAACCTGGTGTTAATTCTACATCTTGATAGAAACCTGAAACTTGTTTTTTTCTTAATTCGTTTTCAGACATTTTAATTACATGAATAACAGACTCTGCATCTTCTAAAGATGTTGCAGTGTAGGGTACTACTAAATCATCAGCCGGTACAAATTTTGAGACGGCTCTGCCAAGCAGTTCATCGTAATAAACTTTCTTGAACGCAGAGCCGGCAAGAGGGAGATAAAAAAGCATTTGATCGAACTCGGGTTCATACTCCTTCATCACATCCATGAGCTGATAGTTCATGAATTCTTTAACTCTGTTTGATTGTTCTTCTCTGGCTCTATCTGCTAGTCCAACTATTCTAGTGTGTACTGGACCGTTAGCCGGTAATAATTCTTTGTAAGCTTGTGCTTGAAACTGTGTAACGGCTTCAGCAAGTACAGGGTGAGTTGCACCTGACGCTCCTTGAAAGGGTTGAGTTGGATTTTCATATTTAAATCCTAAAAGATCTAAACCTTTTGTATAACTATCTTCCCAATCTTTTCTAGAAGATTTATATTGTTCGTAATTTGCTGCAAGATCAGATCCTAGTTTACCTAAAATATCTTCTGGTAATAATTCTGCTAAGTTATCAAAATGACTTTCACCACCTGGTTGGTTTACTGCTTCAGGGTCAAAATTAATTGTTGCACCACCGTCTTCTTCTTGTGTTACTTCAACATCATCAGGACCAACTTGTTCTTCAGTTGTTTGTGATTTCTCAACTGCAATTTCTTCTTCGCTAGGTATTTTTAATTCAGTCTCTACGTTTGGTAGGGCTTTGTCTATATCTGCCATTTATATTCTCCGAGTTCTTTATTGTTGTAGCTTGTTTTAACGGAACATTCAACCCCTGTG